GGCGATCAAATAAAGACAGTTGTCCGAGATATGATTAACGACGACGATATAAGGGTTTCTCTTGAAGTAATGTAACCTCCCCATATAACGCGCATTGGCGGCCCTTGTGGCCGCCTTTTTTATGTCCAGTGACTGACAGTTAATCAAACCGCCCCTTGCCCCGCGGGCCGTGCCCCAAACCTACCGGACCGTTGGCCCTTGTTAAATATTCGATGTTCGATGTTCGATGTTCCCGAAAACTGGGCCGCGGTTCGCGGGCCGTCGTTCTTTTAAAAAGTTGCCGGATCACTGGGAAAAGGGCCGCGGTTCGTTGCTGCTGGTAAATTTAAAAAGTTGCCGGATTACTGGGAAAACGCGCCGGATTAATTGCGCAGGGTCCCTTCCAATATCGGGTCAAATGTCCGTGAGCCATTGCTAAAAAAACGATTTTCACGCGCCACGGGGCGGGCTCTTACTAACGTGAGCAAGGGCCATGTTTCTCGCAAATATTCACCAGTTATTTGATATAAGCTTCACTATTGTATAAAAACGCGTATAATCGCATAAATTAGGATACTTATTCAGGGGCCCCTATGAACGTAGCTATGAACCCAAGTCTTGAAGAAAAAAGACTGAAACTCGAACTGCGTCTCGCGCAGCTTGACAAGAACGAGAAGTGCCAAAAAGATTTTTTAACATTTGTAAAAACCGTTTGGCCCGACTTTATTGCAGGCCGTCATCATAAGATCATTGCCGAGAAGCTTGAGCGCGTGGCCCGTGGTGAGTTGAAGCGTTTAATCATCAACATGGCACCGAGGCACACGAAGTCTGAGTTTGCATCCTTTTTGTTTCCTGCGTGGATGATGGGCCAGAACCCGAAGATGAAGATTATTCAGGCGACGCACACGACTGAGTTGGCGGTAAACTTTGGACGTAAGACGAAGAATTTGTTGGAGAGTGACGAGTTCAAGGATGTTTTTCCGGAGGTTAAGTTAGCGGCGGACAGCAAGGCTTCTGGTCGGTGGGACACGAACAAAGGTGGGATGTATTACGCCGTGGGCGTTGGTTCGAACTTGGCGGGCCGTGGTGGTGATTTAGTGATTATTGATGATCCACATTCGGAGCAGACTGCGATGAGCAGTAGTGGTTTTGAGGATGCTTGGGATTGGTACACTGGGGGCCCCCGACAGCGTCTTCAGCCGGGTGGTAGTATAGTTTTGGTTCAGACGCGTTGGTCAGAGAAGGATATGACGGGGCAACTTTTAAGGGCGATGGCTAAAGATGATTTAGCGGATCAGTGGGAGGTTGTGGAGTTACCTGCTATTTTTGAGGACGGGACTTCGTGTTGGCCGGAGTATTGGAGTTTGGATGATTTGACCGCGGTCCGCGCTTCTATACCTCCGAGCAAGTGGAATGCGCAGTATCAGCAGAATCCTACTGGTGAGGAGAATGCGATTATTAAGCGCGAGTGGTGGCGCAAGTGGGATAAGAAGAAGGTTCCTCAGTTGGAATATGTGATCCAGAGTTATGATACGGCGTTTAGTAAGCGGGAGACTGCGGATTATTCTGCTATTACGACTTGGGGTGTATTTTATCCTAACGAGGGTGGAAGTGGTCCTAATTTGATATTACTTGACAGTAAGAAGGGTCGGTGGGATTTTCCGGAATTGAAGCAGATGGCGTTTGACGAGTATCAGTTTTGGGACCCCGACACCGTCATTGTGGAGGCGAAGGCGAGTGGTTTGCCATTGACGCATGAATTGCGGAACATGGGGATTCCGGTGGTAAATTTTACACCGAGTCGTGGTAATGATAAGGTAACGCGGGTACACAGTGTGTCGCCATTATTTGAGGCTGGCATGGTTTGGGCCCCCGACGAGACGTTTGCGGACGAGATTATAGAGGAGGTAGCGGCCTTTCCGAATGGTGAGCATGACGACCTTGTGGATAGTATGACACAGGCATTAATGCGGTATCGTCAGGGTAATTTTGTACAATTACCAACAGATGATTGGCAAGATGAGGAAAACAGTGCTACAGTGAGGGCATATTATTAGGAGATACCTATGGCTAAAGAACCAGTTGCTGGGATGATGGACCGAAATGTTCCGTCTCAATTGGACGAGGACGACTTACGTGCGGAGTTGGAGATTGAGCTACCGGACAGTCAGAATGTTGTAGAGGCTAACTTTATTGGAGAGAATGTTGGCGAGATAGAAATATCCGAAACTGAGGATGGTGGCGTTGAGGTGGATTTTGATCCACAGGACGAAAAAGATGAGGACGAAGGGTTTTATGCCAACTTGGCGGAAAACATGGCGGATCGTGAATGTTCTCGTGTAGCGTCGGAACTTATGGAAGAATACGATTCTAACAAGGCGAGTCGTGCGGAATGGGAAGACGCTTATTCTAATGGTTTGGAGTTATTGGGTTTTACTTACGACGACCGGACGCAGCCTTTTCGTGGAGCCTCCGGCGTGACTCACCCGTTGCTGGCGGAAGCTGCAACGCAGTTTCAGGCGCAGGCATTTAATGAATTGTTACCGGCTTCGGGGCCCGTGCGTACTGTTGTTATGGGCAAGGAAACGCGAGAGAAGTACAACCAATCGCAGCGCGTTCAGCAATTTATGAATTATTATATATCGAATGTAATGGAGGAATACACGCCTGACATGGATCAGATGTTGTTTTATCTTCCTTTGGCGGGTTCTACGTTTAAGAAAACTTATTTTGATGAGACTTTGGACCGTGCGGTAAGTAAGTTTGTCCCTGCGGAGAACTTGGTAGTACCGTATGAGACTTCCGATTTGGAGACATGTCCGAATATTACGCAGGTTGTGCGGATGTCATTGAATGATTTACGCAAGCGTCAGATCAGTGGTTTTTATTTAGATATTGACGTTATCCCTGCACAGAAGGAATTAAACGAGGTATCGAGCGAATTAGACGGCATTACGGGTATGGAGCCTAATCAGATAGATTATGACTGTACGATTTTGGAATGTCACGTTGATTTGGATTTGGAAGGTTATGAAGACGAGGACGACGATGGGGAGCCGACGGGAATTAAGATTCCGTATGTTGTGACGCTTTCTATGGACAATGGTCAGGTATTGTCTATCCGTCGTAATTTTTTAGAGGATGACGAACAGAGGAAGAAGATCCAGTACTTTACGCACTATAAGTTCTTACCGGGCTTTGGTTTTTATGGATTGGGTTTGATTCACACGATTGGCGGGCTCTCCCGAACCGCCACGGCGGCGCTGCGACAGTTGATCGACGCTGGTACGTTGTCTAACCTCCCAGCGGGTTTCAAGGCCCGCGGACTACGGATCAGGGATGATGACGATCCATTGCAGCCGGGTGAGTTTCGCGACGTTGACGCGCCCGGTGGGGCTATTAGAGATAGCCTCATGCCGCTGCCTTTTAAGGGGCCCGACCAGACATTATTTAATTTATTAGGTTTTGTTGTTCAGGCGGGTCAGCGGTTCGCGACTATTACTGATTTGAAGGTTGGTGATGGTAATCAGTCCGCGGCTGTCGGCACAACGATAGCGATGATGGAACAGGGCTCACGGGTCATGAGCGCGGTTCATAAGCGGTTGCATTACGCAATGCGTCAGGAATTTAAGATTTTGGCGCGTGTTATGTCGGAAAGCTTGCCGCAGCAATATCCTTACTCTGTAGCAGGCGCAGACGAAACAATAATGCGCGAGGACTTTGATGATCGGGTAGATGTTGTACCGGTTAGCAATCCGAACGTATTTAGTCAGTCTCAGCGCATTGTTTTGGCACAAACCAAGTTACAATTGGCGACACAGGCACCGGAATTGCATAATATGGGCGAGGTATTCAGGGATATGTACGAGGCGATGGGCGTTACGGACGTTGATCGCATACTCAAATCGGCCCCGACTGAGGAGCCACAGCCCACGGACCCTGCATCAGAAAACATTGCGGCTATGGATATGTTACCGTTAACGGCTTTTGAGGGTCAGAATCATCAGGCGCATATTATGGCGCATTTAGTTTTTGGTTCTACGCCGATGGTTGCACAGATTCCGAAGGTTGCAATGGATTTACAGAAGCATATTATGGAGCATGTGAAGATTGCGGCGCAGGAGCAGGCTATGGTAGCTGTGTCTCAACAAGGGCAGCAGATGGGCGACGAGGCTCAGATGGTCTTGCAGATGGAGCAGACGGTTGCTCAGTTTATTTCTGAGGGTATGCAGCAGGTCAAGCAGTTGTCACAGCAAGTATCTGGTCAGGGGCCCGATCCTTTGGTACAACTCAAAGAGGCAGAGTTGCAGCAGAAGGCGCAGGAAGCAGCGGCGGACAGTCAGGTGGATCAGGCGAAATTACAGTTGGATGCACAGAACCAAGCAATGCGGTCAGAGCAGTTCGACAAGCGGTTGGCAGCACAGGAACGTCAGACAGACAAGCGGATCGATTCTGCAATGCAGCGTGAACTGCTAAAAATGCAAGGTAGGTAATCATGTCGGATAAACTGCCAAAGGTAAGTATCGCGGTAGTCGGGGTTGTAATAGCCCAGATCGGCGGTTTTATTTGGTGGACTGCCCAGCAAGCGAGTACGATTTCTAATCTTGAAGAGACGGTAAACATTCTTACTGTTGAAAACAACGCAACGGACAAGACTAATCTAATCAGGGATGTGCAGCGTAATACGGACCATCTGCAAGAGATTATTGATATATTATCAGAGTTTTATGAAGACATGGAAGATGCCGACAATGAGATCTGGGAAGATATAGACATGATCAACGAGGA